ATGTTGAAGATAGTCTGCGATAGCATATTGCGCACGTGTAGGATTGGGTAGATCTAGCTCCGCCCACAGAGCCTGCAAGAAAAGCTTAAAGTCACCTTGTAGAAGGTCTAGTGTATTCATAAATTACTGCCCTGCCATATTAAGCTTTTGAACCATTTTATCAAAAGCTTCTATTTCAGAGCTAGAAAGTTTACTACGATGTTCTGCTAAAAATTGGTTCATACGTTTGATAGAAAGTTCTTTCATAGGAACCAACCGTTCCGCCATAAACGTTGTATATTTATCAAGTAATTCATCCATAGTTTTAGGATCACCAATAATTTTTTCTACTTGTTTAGTAGGAATTTCAATATCAGCACCACCTTTTTTAAACATGGTATGAACATTACTGGCTTTTTCTAATTCAGTCCTAGCTTCTCTAGCAATATGAGTAGGTCCAGGCATATCAAGCATACCTGTCCTAACATTACCCATACCTGAACCGAGCAGCTGCTTGTGAAGCATAAACAGCGCGACAACATCATCATCATCGCCAATTTCTAAGGCTTTTTTAACCCATGGGGTTGTCATAGATTTTGGTGCAACGTGGTGTTGATGTGCAAACTCATCAACGTTAGTTGGGTCTAAATTGCGTTGAGAAGGTACTTCAAAAATATCAGGGTCGTCAGGTGTAGCTAAAGTTGAGTATTTGGCATCACTTCTTTTTTTAAGTTTACCGAAACGTTCTGTCAATTGTTTATCTGTCAGGTCACCAGCCTCAAATTGTTGCAAATAACCAGTTTGTTTTGCCTTTACATCTGCAGCCAATCCCCTAAGTGTTTGTACACCTGGAGCAAACTCTTCTGTTTCAGCAATACCTTGACGAACACCTTTAGCAATAAAACGTGGATCTGTAACAGTAAGACCCATCATTGCAGTCCCGCCTTTTGAAATTAATCCTATTTCAGCTGGTCCAGGTATAAAGGGACTGACTGCTAAAGCAGCTGCACCAGCAACAGGTTCAGGCAGACCAAGGGCTTCAACGCCACTAGCTACCTTTTCCAAAGCTGCTGATTCAGCTTGACTGTATGCAGTTGTTAATTCACCAGCAGCTTGAATAGGGTTACGTGTATCTGTAATAGGTGATGGTGCTTCAGCTTCTTCTTTAATGCCCCGGCGGACACCAGTTAAAAATTGAGGAATTCCTTTTTGATAAAACCGTGCAACAGCTCCACCATAATCAACAATTCCTTGAATTGCATCACCAAACGTAGGTGTATAACCTAAACCTAGTGGATTGTCTTCTTCCATTAAGCAATATGCTCCAATAAAACTTTTTCACGGAGCCTATTGACTCCAAATTTGTCCCTCATCCAATCCAGGACGGGGGAGCTTCCTTTCTCCTGATTACA